CTCCAGCTCCAATTCCAGCGGTAGCTAATGAACCACCAAGTCCGGATGTTATAGCAGGCACAGCCCCACCAAGATCATGATTCTGTGCGCTTGGTCTATTAAAGCCAGTTATTTGCGGTTGTTGTGCAGGGGTTGCTGTGGGTGATGTTGTTGCAGGTAGTTTAGGTTGTTGTGAATCGCTTATTAATTGGGCAGGAAGTTGCTTCCTATCAAAGTAATTTGCTGGTGGTTGTCCAAAATTTGTTGCCATTATTCTCTCCTTAAGCCTGAGTAAGAAATTCGAGTACTATGTATGTAATGGTAAAAGCTGTTCTATCTATACCAGTGATTACCGTAACATTTGTTGCGTCCACCTTCAACTCAATATTATTAACTAAAGTGGGTGATGCATAGGGTAGGGGAATATAGTTATGCCCCACTGGATCTGTAGCGGTTCCATAGATATTGGTGAAGCTTGTTGCATTGGTTACGGTAATGCCATGAGCAACTGATTTTGATCCAGCATTTGGTAAAGTTCCAAAGTTGATAACCACACGGGTAACTGGCCTATATGGTACCTGTGTGAGGTTGGTTGATGCAGTTGATGGAAAATAGAGATCACTGGTAACAAACTGATTGAGTGGATAGTAGCCAGATGTCTTAATATTAAGGGATAGCGCCATTACGTTTAAGTTCTGGTACAGACGAACTAACAGTTCCTTAAACTCATCCGAATTGACGTCTATCTCCTGCAACTGAGCAACGTCCAATATGAACGTTGTTGGAACAAATGATCCCGATAGATTCTGATTGACTGTAGGAATAGCCATTACTCTAACCGTCCTGTTGGTTGGGTGTACAGAATAATACCGTTCAACTCAAACTGTGCAAATGCCGTTAATGGTGTACAAATCTGCAATGGAGACATATATATATTAATCTGGATACATTCGCCCTGGGTCTGTAGATAAACAGGATGCCAGATGCGTTCCTGTATCTTCTCTAAAGGGTATAATGCATAAGCAGATGTATCTAGTGCGCTGGTGCCAATAATATCAGCAGTAACAAGAGCCTCATTAATGAAATCCAATGGTGCCGAAGAAGGTGAATAATCTACCGTAACTGCTCCGCCTGTGCCATCAATAGGTTTGTTGTCTGTACCGATAGCATTTGGCGTTCTGGTTACGTTAAAGTCTATTTTTTGTACTGAGACATTGAGACCCTTATTGTCGTATGGATTCCATTGCTTACTATAGAGATCATAGTTAGACACCCGTGCAACATAGCAACCACCAACATATGTACCTGAAAAGTTAGGTAGTGTTTGGGGGCTCGTTGATTCTACTATTTCAGGTGGATATCCTGCAATAATAGTATCTTTATCGATATACGTTACATTATAAATACGGTTTCCAGCAAAGGTAACGCCAGGACACGTAGTTAGATAGATATAATCATTTTCAGTGAGCATATGATCAATGATAGTAAGTTGGATGCCATTATCAGTTTGGCTCATGGCGGTCACTTGCATTACATTTTCATTTGCTGAGGCTTCTGTATCAATGATAAAGGTAAAGCCTTCTTGATTACCAGCTATTACTTGGCGCGTATTATTTTCAATATCACCGCTATTCCAAGGCGAGTTCCATTCATCCCAATTACCTTTAAGGACTGCCCAAGTTTCAGGAACCTGTCCATCATAGTAACCCCAGGTGGTTATACAATCATCATTGAATGCCCAAGTCTTATTATTATAGTTATAAACTAATACACGCGAAGGATATGGCTGCTGCTCGCGTTGATTATCAACTGGGACAGCCCAATATACCAACTCAGAATAATAATCGCGTATACCGCAAATTCTTTCGGTTTCAGCTGCCGGGTTAGATACCTCAAATATAATCTCAGGAATCTTATCATCAATCCGGAGGACGTTACTCCCGTTACAACTATGTACGCCTGTTTCGCCGATGGTCAAAATCGCTTTATCAAAAGCGATGGAGCTAAAAGTTGCCATACTTCCAAGTTCAGTGTTCAGTTTCTGCCATTGAAAAGGTCGTTGTTCGTTACTGGTAAAAGCTAATTCCCAAGTGCTTTCTTCAAAGTAAACAATCAATCTATCTTTGATAAACTCGGCACTTATAATTGCCTCAAGGGTTGAAGCATCTTCAAATCCAGCCGTCTTACCTATTTTTGTGCCATCAGTAGCATTAACAACATAAAAAATACCCACATCAAATGGAGATCCCTCACTTGAATAACGAACTCGATTAACATAGTTGGTATTGGTTCCTGCGCCGACACCAGCAGTTCCATCATTTTCAATAGTATTAAGTAAAAGCAATCTGCCATGAAAAGGAACTACTATTCTTGCAGTTAATACAAATGGTCCGGTACTCGCTCCACCTGTTGGATTATAGTAGGCGTAATATTTATTCCAGCCAGAGTTATCCCAATACCAGATTGGATCATCAGTTGCATTACCCGCGCCGTTGGGATTAAGGGCATAAAAGTTAGAAGTAAATAATGCCCGCGTTAATGCCGTTGCCCCTGAATTTGGCCCAACCCAGTTATATGACCAGAAAAAATTAGTATTATTACCATGCCAAATTGGTGTAACGCCAGTACCAGATCGTTCCCAACCATTGTTATAGGTATAGGCAAACTGTTGATCAAACCCAAATGATTGATATGCATTGATTGCAGTAAATTCATATTGAGTCAATCCCATTACGGGCAACGCTGGATAAAAATATATATTGGTTAAATGCGCAGAAGATCCCGTAATAACAAAATCACCAGTCGTGAGATTAAATGTAGCCGTCCCACTTGTTGCCAACATTGGTTGAACTCCAGGAAGAGCACTTGTGACGGTATAATATTGTGTACCTATCGAGAAGAATTGACCCTGACCTAAAGGTAAATTTGCAGCACTAGTAATAGTTAATACATTACCCGTAGCGTTGCCACCTGCGGTTGTTATACCAACACCAGCACCACCACTAGCCAATGAAACACGCAACCGTGATGTTAATGGATCAATTGAAGTTGATGCTGAATTGGATCCCATATAACGGGAACCAAAACGTTTCTTTACTCGGCCTCTAAACACATAAGCATTATCCATTCTTGCCCATGCCTGATCGGCAATTTGCCAGGGCTTGAGATTGGTTGTTAAACCGGAATCTGATTCATACGGGGCAATTAAAAAGCGATCCATTGGCATAGTATTTCCTTACAGGCCTATAACGAACCAAGTAAATTGTATGTTGGTGCCACCAGTTGCCAAAGAAGACGCTACCGTAAATGTAGTTTGATTATATGCTGCTAAGGTAACAAAATTAGACGTTCCGCCAATTGGAGCTATGCGTGTCAGTAATGGAAACGCATTAACAGTAGCGAAACCTGGAAAGTTGGTTAGTTCAGCTGCATACGTAATAACGACATTTGTTCCTGCTCCAGTGGTACTTCTACCCCAAGCCATTAACAACCCAGAAGGTAGATAAGTCCAGCCATTTCCCGCATTGGTACCACCTACCATGAAGCCAGTCATAGGAAATGCTGCTGTGGTACCACGAGACAGCCATATATCTGGGCGACCGGTAGGTGCTTGATCAAGATTTTGCAATCCAATTTGACCAGCAAGGTAAGTAAATGGTTGACCGGTAACTGGACCAACTGGGAACGTAACTTGCTTGTGTTGTCCCTGTGCTGGATTATTATAGGCTAAATGATCCTGTGCAAAAGCGGTATTGGCTGTTTGGAAGTTTTGTAATATCTGATCCTGTGATTGTGATGGTAGATCACCAGGCAATGGAATATTTGGACTGTAAGTTGGCATAAAAATCTCCTAATAATTTTAAAATCTTTTCTATAAACCCCAAGAACCGTAACCATTACCACCATTGAATCCAGTACCATTACTTTCAGTAGTTCCTGCAAATATGGTGCTTGCACGTGAATTGGTTAACTGAACTAAGGTTCTACGTAGGCATAAATTTTCTTGGTTCTGTAACTCCGGCATAATCATCTGCACTGAATCTAAATCCATGCGATCTTCAAATATCTTCTTAGCAGTCAAATACGATATGTACTGCCACAATTCTGCTAACTCTGGCACTGAGTCCTGGTTGAACAATTGCGTTGGTCTAGCGTCAACCTCAATGTTAATAGCGTATGGTTGATCAGGTACTGGTCTTAAGGTAATGGTGTTGTTGTAATACAATAAGGCAAATGGTCGGGATGGTATGGTTGGTACTGTTTGGCTATTGATTGCTATACCCACACCAGGAGCTGTTGGGAAGGTAATTACAAACTGTCCCGTCTTGTAATTTATATAGTTACTAAGATCTACGGTTGCGATACCTGAAATATATGGGGCCACAACCAATGGGGGTTGTATAGGATTACCAACAGGAGGAGCAGGAAGATAAGTAGGCTGAGTTCCCGGGACGTAGAGGTTTCCATAGATAGTTTCCACTCCGGTTATATTGTCCAGAACAGGAATATCCTGTAAAGCTAAACCATTACCATAAAGATCTACTGACTCAAACAATACATTACGCTTAAGTAGGCTCATATTTCTATTAATAAGACTATTATTCTGCGTGCCACCAAATTGTATAATACCGGTAAAACTTATTTGGCTACCATCACCAACTTTACCAATTGATTGGATATAGTTGTTTATGGGATAGTTGGCAAACATCTCTTGTCTGTCCTGGGTAAAGTAAGTTTCATAACCAGCAACAAAGACTGGCTTATGGATGGCAAGATAGAGGTTCTGAAAGTTATATAATGGGTTTAAATCCGCGTTAGTAGCACCACCAAAGCTTTGTATATCTGTATAGTATGTATCTTGGTAAGGGTTACAGAAAAAGGTAAATGGGCGCCTTAACTGGAATGTTCGTAGTTGTGCAGGAAAGTCATAGATTACTGCGGTATTGATATAGTTATTCAGCTCATCAGTAGATAGTTGTGCCTCGGAA